TAGCTGAATCTGTTTGTTTTTGCTCTTCATCAGACAATCTTAAAAATTTTAACTTTTTAATTGGAATCTTTTTTAATCTTTCTTTATTGTAAGCTTCATCTACAGCTCTTGAACCAAACCATATTCTTTTGTGATCAAAGTTTGATTGTAGTAATTCATTAGCTCTACGAATCCAATCTGATGTAGGTTTTCTTAAAATTAAATACTTATAATCTTTTTTGTTGTATTGTAGTTTAGCCGTTCTAAGCTCTTGATTATATGTGTCCATTTTATCAAAGTCTCCATCAATACTTTGAATTTTTATATTTTGACTTTTAAATAATTGAGATTCATTAACAGCGTTAATAAATTGAACTCCTCCATTGTAGTCTCCAACTATTGCAACTATATTAAAGTTTTTGATTAAATAATAAAAATAAAAAATATGCTCTCTTAACGGAGTTCCAGACATAGCATATGAATGTACTAATGTTGATGTTCCATTATGCTTATGATACTTTAATACCTGCATTGCAAAATCATCACTACTTTCACTTTCAGACCACGATGGGTCAAATGCTAGTATATACTCATCTTCAGGTGCTCCCTTAATTTCAACATGCGGATCTTCTCCATCTACCACAGTACAGGCTGCCATTCTAGAAGTTTTATAATATCCAGAACTATCGTCTGTAAACAAAGCCCCAAACTCCCTCTCGAACTGAGATTGACTCATGGTGGCTTTAGCTTGATTGATTAAGTTTTGATCGTACAGCTGTTTTGGGGCACAGTCATAAGAAAATTGCATAATGCATCTGGTTGCATTGTCAGCTTGACTTTCAATTAATTGTTCAAATTGACTGTAGAGTTTGTACATGTACTCAAATTTATAACTGGCAGAAGACAACATGATTAATTTATTGTTAGGCCAAATATATCTATCCTCTTCTTTCATTTTACCTTGCTCTATAAGTTTAGTTTCTAGATTGTATAAATCTTCTCTTTGGGTAGGATTTTCAACTACAGAAAGAAATGGCACGATAACCTCGTTGTAAATTCTTTCTGGCATCAATAAAAACTCATCAATAATAATTCTATGAAACCTGAAACTACGAAGCTTTGATCCATCACCAAGAGGCAATGCTCTTATTCTGCTTCTACCGATTTCCATAAGCCACTCATCATTACTTTTAGATTTTTTAGTGATACAATTTGCAAGCATTTTAGCTTCAGGTTTAGTTGTAATATCTTCAATCTTTTTAAAGATTTGTTTTGACTGTCTAAAAGAAGCTGCTAAAATCCCTATCTCAACACCTTGATGTAATATAGCATCCAGAAAAGCGTATATTCCTGTGGTGAAAGATTTTGACATACCACGAGACCACACGCCCATAAAGTAATCTGTTTCAAACATGGCTTTAATTGCCATGTGTTGAAATGGAAAAAGATCAACTCCAGAAATTAAATTAGTGGTAAATGTTATATTTTCTTTTAGAAATTTAAATAAATGTTCCTTAGCTACATCTTCTTCTAAAAATCCTTCAATGCTTGCAATATCACTATTAATATTACTTTTTTGTTTTCTTTTTTGTTTTCCAGTATGCCAAGCCATTTTATTCTTTATCTAAATAATATTGTAAATCTACATTCCACAATTTTTTCCCCATTTTTAAAATTCTAGGAATAATATATTCTGATTGTTTCCTGCTTCCAGTAAAAACAAATTGACAATAATTGGCATACTCATGAGTCAGCAATCTCATATTGTGATACACAAATTCTAAATTAGATTTATGTGGCCCGAAAAGGTTGTTTTTATATAATTTTTTTAAATCACTTTCAACAACAATAAACAAATATGATTCAAACTCTTTTACTCTATCTAGTTCTCTTTTAAATCTTTCAAATCCACCAGACAATGTTCCTTTAAAGTCTTGTTCTGATTTTCTATCTATATATGTATAATTATAATCTTTGCCACCAACGGTGTAATCGCCAAAATCTAACTTTAAACTTTCTGATACTTTAAACTTTAAAGGTTTTTGCTCTCTAGTATCAATTAATATTTTTAAGTCAGAACAATCAAAGTTTTTGTCTAAGAAAACAGGATTTATTCCCGATCCATATAAAGGCTCTATGTTTAGAGTTTTACAAGCTTTTCCGTATGATCCAAATATTTTTTTATAAATATCTATTGGCGGCAATTTAGATATTTTCATCTCTAAGTGATTTGGAGCTCTTTTTAGTTGTTTGTCTTCAATTCTATCTTTTAATTTTTTAATTATGTATTTTTTAACCGTACCTTCATCTTCATTTTCGCACCATTTTATTAATTGACGTATTGTTGTAAAATCTTTTGAAAAATAATCCTTTTTATTTTTAAATGGCAAGGGTTCTTTTGTTAATAAATTTAACCTTGGATGATAAGTTGTATAATATGTAGCTAGATCTATTTTATGCTTTTTCAAATGAATGTGCAGACCTTTTTCTGTGTCAAATTCTTGATCACAAATTTTACATTTAAACTTAGATTGCATCGTTTTTAGATATTCCTAGAACTCTAGCCTTCCATTCATTCATAGATTCTAATCTATTGGCTTCTTCAGATATTGCCTCTTTTTGCATTTCAGCCATCTTGACCATTAGTTTTCTTTCTTCCTCATTTTGAAAGCTTTCTACTAAAGATAATATAGATGCATTTTGATCTTGTCTTTGAGAAATTCTTTTAGCTCTATCTCCAGCAAGCCTTTGAATAAGAGATTCTTGACGTTTTTCGCATTGATTATATTCTTCGCTTTTGGTTTTCAATAGTTCTGAAAGTCTTACAGTCAGTTCTTGTTGCTCATCAGCCTCTTCAAACATAACATTAAGCTTTTCCATATGGCTTTGAATATTTTTTAAGTTAATATAATCAACACAAACATTAACATATAGATTAATTTCATCAGCAGACAAATCTGGCTTGTCCCATGTAGCTCTAATAAATTCAGCTTCAAATAATTTCTGATCTTCTTGTTTATTATATGTATTTATAATTTGAACAAATCTAGGCGATCTTAAAAATTTGTGAACTGATTCTACTGATTTACGCTCTACTACTTTTAATTCTTTTTCAGAAAATTCATTATTAGTATATTCATTAACTAAATCAATACATTCACCAAAAGAACTTGGAGGGCTATAACTATTTTTTTCTTCTCTTTTTTCTTCCTTTTTTCTTTTTTTAACAGCTTCTAAATAACTACCTACAGCCCTTTGTTCTCTACCTAATTTTTTAACTTCAACATCAGAAAACAGAAGTTGAGCTATTTGAAAACTAGACATTCCATCTTGTGAATATTGCTCAATAAATTCTTTTTGCTCATCATTTAAAAGTATGGGTTTTACTTTTTCAACTTTAGTAGTTCCGTATTTAATGTCTTTTGATGCTAAATATTCCCTAACTGCTCTACCCTGCTTAGACCTACCATCAATTGTACCGTCCTTAAAAGTTGCTCTAGTTAATTCAATTAAATCTGGAATTTTATGAAAATTCTCATCAATGAATTTTTTATGTTCTTCCTCTAATTTCATTAGTAAATTATATCTCTGTTTTTAATCAACTTTACAACCTTTTCTTTAAAAAACTTTTTTATATTTTTAATTTGCTTGTATCCAGCGGAACGTCCAGTTTCGTTACTTTTATAACCTAAAAATTTAGCAACTTCATCATCAGACTTATTTTCTATAAAAAGCATCACATATATTTGATAATGTTTTTTCGATAATTCTTGCTTTAATAATTTTTGAACTGCCACTACAGCTTTATCGATATTAAATGACTCCCCAATAAATACATTAGATTCGTATTGTTTTGCATCCAAGCTCAAAGGAATTTTTACATCATGGGCATTCTTTTTTCCTTTTCTCCATTTAGCGTACAATGGACAGGATGCGTCTTGCACTCCAGATTTAGTAAAAGAACATAAATTTTCCCCGCCAATGGAACTGTCAAACGGGCAACTTGAGCAAGGTTTTGCGAAATTTAAGTAATAGTTTCTTAATATGTTTTTAAATTGATTGGTTATAATTTTATTTATCCAAGGCTTTAAATCTCTTTTTTGATCCCATTGATTCCATTTTTGGTAAATATGAACTCTGATGATTTGCTCCACATCTTCGAACGCTATCCAAGGCATAGAATCTAAGAACCATTTATTTTTACGCTTTCTGATTTCTTGATTTATAACATCAATTTGATCCTCATATCTAATTTTTTTTGGTCTTCCCATTATTCTTTCTGGGTCTACCCCTTTTTCTTGTAATTTTTGGAGCATCAAATGATTGACTTTCGTTTTTAAACAAAGACCCTAAAGTAAAAGAATTTGCATCGCTCATATCTATTTCGACATCCAGATTTTCAATATCTGGCACTTCATAAATATCTAAACCATCTTCATCGTCTACTATTTCAGCTTTATTTTTTTGTACTTTTTTAGATGTTTTTTGTTCTATTTTAGCAAAAGGATCTAATGAACTTCCACAGTTAGAACAAAATTTTGGCTTATCAAATCTATATTCAATCTTACTCCCACAATTCTGACAATATGTTGATAACATATTATATTATACTATTTAATTTTAAAAAAATCTAATTCAAATTAAATAGCCACTAATAATATTGCTTTGGTTTTTAATAAATTTAATATTTTCTTCAGTTAATTTTTTTTGATTTCTATTAAAATCTATACAGATAATTCCAATAATTTTTTTATTTAAAGTTTTTATAGGAAAAGCATACGAATTCTCCATTCCTCTTTGCTTAAACCAATTGTAGCATAGTGATTTTT